ACCTTGATGACTGGGGTTATGCTTTCCGCACGATTCGCGGATCAGATGTTCATGTCTCTAATCATGCCTCCGGCACGGCTATCGACATCAATGCCACCAAGCACCCTCTTGGCAAGCGTGGCACTTTCACCAAATCCCAAGAAAAGACCATTCGAGAGCTTTGCCAGTATTACGGCCTTCGATGGGGTGGGGATTACCAAGTTCGTGCAGATGAGATGCATTTTGAAGTAATATTAAGCCCGGAAAAAGCCAAAGACCTTATTGAAAGGTTAAATCTCGATGATAAGCGCACGAACAAAAAGAACCGTTAAACAACTTGCTGCATCGTGGTCACGCGTTGCACTATCGGCAGCTTTGGCTTATTACTTGGCTACCGGTGACATGAGCGTTAAAGCACTTGTCTCGGCCGCACTCAGCGCGGTGATTCCACCCGTTCTTCGTTACCTTAATCCGAACGATCAACTTGGCGCATGAACGCAGAGCTAATCACTTCACTCGGAGTCATCTTCGCGAGTGTCATATCGGGAGTGGCTGCTATCTTTGCAGCTAAGGCAGAAAAAAACTCTCGACCCGTATCTAATGGCTTTGCACCAGAAGTTATTAAAGACCTTAGGGAGTTAAGGACGCTTTTCATCGAGCATCTCAATAATCACACGAAAGGTTAAAGGTGGAGCAGGGACACGCAAGCAATCTCGTTATAGTAGTTTCGCGCAATAGGCCAAACAATGCTGAAAGATGTTTTAGGCATCTTAAAGAAGTCAGTCATATCTCAGACTTCATGCTCATCATCAATGAGGATCAAAAAGACTTATATCCAGCCATTGACGGCGTTCAAACAATCATTGTCCCTAAATCCTATGGGACTTCTTCCTGCGCCAAACTTAACTTTGTCGTAGAGAAAAAACTTTATCAAGGCTACTTTACCCTTTCCTACATCGATGACGATTGCATCGTCACAACGGATGCTTGGGATTTATTGCTCTCGCTTCCGTTAAAGGCTAAGGGCTACGGAGTTTCATGGGGTAATGACACCATCCAAAATGGAAGAGTACCTACAAAAGGCACGCTGACTACCAATCTTTTAGATTCTTTAGGATTCTTTGCGCCGCCTCATCTCATCCATTTATTCGTTGATGACTTTTGGCTTCGTATTGGACAAGAACTGAACTCTGCTCACTATGCGCCGAATGTGATGATGGAGCATCACCATTGGCTGAATAAGAAGGCTGAGATGGATCAGACTTATATGGAGACAGCTTCTCGCGAGACTTGGGATAATGATGAGCGAGTCTTTACTGAATATATGACTGGCCGGTTTCACGACGATGTTGATCGACTTAAAAAAGATTTGAAGATTGCATGAAGATTAAGGTCAGCATTCCCGGCGCTCGCCTTAACGCATCACTCGCTGAGTGGACTGGCAAGAATCCAACGGCAGAGTTCTTCGTTAATACCGAAGTAGAAAATCCCGATGTTTGGATGGTTTTTGATGACGGCGTAGAAGGCGACAAGGCTTTGATAGACCGTCGCAACATCTTTTTCATGACTGCCGAAATCTGCTATCCGATTGGTCGCTTTGATGAACCCAAAGGCAAGAAATATCTCAGCCAGTTCTCTAAGCTCTTTACAATGCATGACATCCTTGACGAACGAAAGGTTCATGTCAGACCTTTTACAAACTGGATGATTAACGCCAATCATGGCTCATCATCTTTTGAACAAAACGGCAGAGACAAGGATTACTTCCTCAATCTCAAACAAGTCGAAAAGACTTATGACTTATCGGTTATCTGCTCGACTAAAGCCTTTACGCCAGAGCATTATCTAAGATTAAAGTTCGTCTCTAAACTCAAAGAAGATCTAGGCGACAGGCTGCATTGGTTCGGTAATGGCGTCAATGCGCTCGCCGATAAATGGCCGGGGATTGCGCCTTATCGCTATCACCTGGCGATTGAGAATCGCTTTGGTTACGACATCATTTCCGAGAAGCTCTATGACTCATTCTTAGGCTTATCCATGCCGATTTATTACGGCGCTCCGAATATTGATCATTACTATTCGGAATGGTCTTTGCAAGTCATCAATATCCATGACTATAAGCGCTCCAAGCGGCTCATTCTCGATCTTATCGAATCCGATGTCGCAGAGCGAAGCTATTCTGATCTTATGCGAGCCAAGAATCAGGCAGCCGACCGGGATAACTGGACGACTCGCATGGCTGAGATTGCCAAAAACTACGGCGTGGCGAATGAACACCGTGAAGAGGTTTATCTCTACGCTTACTGATAAAATCTGCGACTGCTAGGGGGTGTCATGGCTAAGAGACTCACTAAGGCCGAGAAGGCCAAGATTAGGCGACGCAAAGAGCTATCTGCTCAACGCGATAAGCGCACACCCTTAACCGCCATAGACCGCCTAGCATGTTATTTCGTGGAGCTTGAATCGGCTTTAATCCGACAAGGCTACGACAAGGACAAGGCTCGATGGGTCGCCCAAGAGACGATCGTGGATTTCTGGAAGGAAATCATTCCTCGCCATAACGAGAATGAAGAAATCTTTGAGCCTTACGAAGATGATGAGGACGAAGATTAAGCGAATCGTCGTCATCTCCGACATTCAGGCACCCTTTGAAGATGCCAAAGCTATCCGCAACCTTTCAGCCTTTATTCGGCGCTATAAGCCCGATGATGTCCTTTGCGTAGGCGATGAGCTAGATCTCCAGACAATCAGCCGTTGGTCATCCGGCAGAGATGAATGGTCAGGCACGATTGGCAAAGACCGTGATCGATGCCGTGAAATCCTTTATGACCTACAGGTTAAACACCTTTCCCGGTCTAATCATGGGGATCGTCTCTATAAAGCCATGAGCCTTCGTCTGCCCGGACTTATTGGACTGCCAGAGCTTGAATATGAGCAGTTCTTAGGACTAAAAGAACTTGGCATCACCTACCATCGAAAGCCTTATCAGTTCCACGAGACTGCCGTGATGGTGCATGGCGATGAGCAACCCATCAAGCATCAAGCCGGAGCAACCGCATTGGAGGCCAGTAAGCGTCATGGCCTTTCAATAGTGTGCGGCCATACGCATCGTCTTGGGGTTTCATGGCATACGACATCGAGCGGAGGCAAAATCACTAGCCGAACCTTCGGCCTAGAAGTCGGTCATGTGATGGATGAGTCAAAAGCGGCTTATACCAAAGGCACATTTAACTGGCAGAAGGGCTTTGGCCTTATCTACATCAAGGGCAAGTCAATCCAGCCGGTTGCCATACCTATCGAGCGTGACGGGTCATTCATAGTCGAAAGCAAAACATACGGCTAGAAAGCCTTAGAAGGGCTCTAGGAGCCTTTCAAATGCCATTCTTGACCGCCTTACCTTATCTGCTATCTCAAAGCCTCTAATAGCCTTACAGGGCTTTTTCTGGCATACCCTCAACATCAACTACACGGTTAGAAAATAAATGATAGAAAACTGCAAAAAACTTGCCGAAATGCTTCCAAAACTGCTTGAAAGTGTTATCTTTATGGAAGTGAAGCGAACCCAGTAGCTTCACGAAAGGGACAGAACAATGGCACTTCAACTACTTGAACCGCCAGTCGAGCCAGCCGATCAACGATGGCTTGACGCAGCTTTAGCCTATGCTCGTCGCGGATGGTCAGTCATGCCGGTCGCGCCGCGCTCGAAAGAACCCAATCACAACTTGATTCGTCGCGCTTATTTAGATGCGACTACCGATGAATACAAAATCATGGAGTGGTTTTACCGAGATCCAATCGCCAATCTTGGAATCTCTTGCATCGCATCAAACCTCGTGGTCGTTGATATCGACTTTCGATCAGGTGGAACACTCAATGAGTTCTTTCCTGCTACTTACACCGTCAAAACAGGTGATGGTCTGCATCTCTATTACAAAGCACATCCGTCGATGCGTTTTCCGGGCACACTCTGGCAAGGTGTTGATATCAAGCATCGAGGATATGTCGTCGCAGCTCCTAGTGAGCATCCAAACGGTCAACGCTACACCGTCATCGATGACCGAGAGCCCGTCGCAGTACCGATGAGCTTTGTCAAGAAGGGTGCATGATGACTGCGATGAGCTTTGATCCGATAGCGATTTACTACACCATCATTTTGCTTTCGTTGCCAGTCTTACTAATTCTTTATACTGCCTTCACCGAACATTGGTACTGGAAGGGGTGGAAAGATGGAAAGAGACTCGCAGAAAACGCGCACAAATCCTCAAATATTGTTCGATTCGGCAAGTGAGATTATTTTCCAGCGTGGCGCAGATTATGGCCATTATGAGGACAACCTTGCACGAATAGCTATGGCGGTAAGCGCCTATCTTGGAGTCCATGTCAGTTCGGATCAAGTGGCCGGAATCATGGTCATCACCAAGCTCATGCGCTCCGTCGAATCACCGAGAAAACTTGACCATTACATTGATGCGATTGCTTATCTCGGCATGATTCCTGATCTCATTCAATCAAACGAATGCGATCACGAGGACGAGGATGGCGATCTATAAAAACTCAGACCGTCGTATTTGGTGCGACCCTTGCAAAGTGCGTTATGGAAAACTCAAAGACGGCACTTGGCACCATCGCGCTCAAATCATGGCGGTCTGGATTACCGTCTCAGAGACGATTAACAAAGGATTTAGGCGAGCATATTGCCAGCCGTGCGCCAATGAGTATCAAACATGGCCAGACGGCTCTATTTGGACTTTCAAACAAATGCAGGAATACGCGAGAGGAATGAGGCAGATTGATGGCATGGAATCTTGACGATTACGAAGATGCAGCGAGCTTAAACCGGTGGTTTCAAGAACAGTTTCCGGATGGCTCCATCATCATCGACCGTGAGCATTTTGATCCGGTGAATGGCGAGGTGTTGTTTAGGTGTGACCTATATCGCACTTGGAATGACAAACTTCCAGCCGTGAGGAACTGGGCTCGTGGCAAGCGTGATGAATACCCCAAGAACATGCAGCGATGGTTTGTTGAAGATACTGCGACAAGCGCATTCGCCAGAGCCATCATTTTGCTTAAAGCTTCTGCAAAGACCGCAACAAAAGAATCCATGAAACAAGTAGCCATCTCACATGGTGGACAACACACTAAACCTTCGGCGACTATCGCAGAGGATCTTCCGTCGAGCTTCGGGCGCATCGAAGCTGATGATCCTATGCCTACGGTCGTCGAGGCATCCAGCGTGCCTCTCTGGGACGACTCGAAAACAGTCTCCTTCCTGAAAGAGTCGTTGGGCGCTGAGGCCATCTCGGATGACTTGTCATGTCGGCACGGCGTGATGAGCATCCGGGAAGGCGTTGCCAAGACAGGCAAAGCATGGAAAGCGAGCTTCTGCATCGCTAAAGAGAAATCAGAGAAATGCTCTGAGACACGGGACAAACGGCCGTTGAAAGATGGCGCCCTATGGTGGGTGCAGGGTTCTCACGGCTTCTTTGAAGTACCGAGGAGGTAAATCATGGGTGAACTACATATGTTCTTCCCAGATCGATCAGGCATCAGTATGGAAGGCGATGAACAGCCGCGTGAGTTTGTCTGGACTTTTTGCGATGTCTGCAATAAGCCACAGGAAAGAACAGGCGGAAAACTCATTAGCCGAGATGGTGAAGCAATCTTTTGGACATGCGAAGAGTGTCGAGCCGTTGGCTGGCATTAGAGACTATGCTCACCGGCTATGACACAACACAGGCGAAGGCGCGGTCGTGAAACTGAGATATTGGTTGCCGAATACTTGGTTGCTAACGGCTTCATTACCGCGCACGCAACGAGTTCTTCGGCTGCTGGTAGCGACATTCGTGGCGTTACCGGCATTGATTTCGAGGTCAAAGCACGCAAGGGATTCAGTCCTTTGGCTGCTATCAAACAGATTAGAAAACGACGAAAAGAGACAGGGCTCGGAGTAGTCGTCATGCGTATCGACGGGCAGGGAGAATCCTCCGTCGGTGACTTTATGGCGATTGTTACTTTTGATGACCTGATTTACTTGTTGAAAGCGAGTGGTTATGGAAGAACGCAAGATTAGACGCTGCATGATGTGTGGCGCTTGGGTACACGATAGGGAAATCTGCGAGAGATGCTATCCAAAGGACTTGGCAGCATGATCCAGCATAAGCATCTTTTGATTAACGCTTTAGTTAAGCGTCCTATTAAACAAACGCATGAAGCTGAAAAGTTCTTGCAAAATCTTGTTATTACGATTGACATGAAGCCTCTTATCAGGCCAGTCGTTCGATATGTCGAGACTGAGGGCAATCGAGGCATGACCGGTGCCATCCTTATCGAGACTAGCCATATTGCTTTTCATATCTGGGATGAGCAAGAACCGGCCAAGCTTCGCTTCGATCTCTATACATGCGGCGAACTTAATGATGAACTAGTTCAAGCCTATGTTGATCGCCAGTTCGGCATCATTTCTGGTCATTGGATGCTTTACGACCGTGAGGATCTAATGGTTCTACTTGATGAAGGAACTTATCAAACTAAGTGATGTAAATCATAGTCCACTATATGAGACGGGTCATTTATCATGCGTAGATTATTTGACAAGGCGGCTACGATTCGGACTCGCCTCCGGCTGAAAGACACCGGAGGAACGAGACACGAATCTTTGGGGCGAGCTCTATTCGTGTTCGCTACCGCTATCACTTTCAGCCTTGTATTGCCATTAAATGCCACAGGTTCGAGCTGGAAGCATCATGAAATGAACTACAAACTACACGCTCACAACATCCTTAGAGATTGGGATGAGTTCATCTGCCTTGTTGAGCTTTATGAAAAAGAAAGTCGTTGGTCGCCAAGCGCTCGAAATGGATCGCACTTCGGCATTCCGCAAGGCAGATCGAAATATCTGGCAACGGTGGATGGATTCAAGCAAGTTGAGTGGGGAATCCGCTACAACCTGAATCGCTACGGTTCTCAATGCAAAGCACTAAGATTCTTTCAAAAGAATAACTACCACTAAGGGACATCATGAGAGAGACTGAGAAGGTAACAATCGGCATCTGCTCGCCGGGTCAAGTGGCAACGATGTTCATGACGAGCATTCTTGACATCGCCAGAAGCCAGAGGCAGTTAGGTCAGTTCATTAGCTTGCAGGGCTCTGGGGTTATCTCACGGCTTCGCAATCAAGTCGTTTCGACCTTCTTAGACAAGACCAAAGATGACTGGCTGCTTATGATCGACACCGATGAGATTCTGACCATCGAGGGCTTTAAGAAGCTAATCGGCGCAGCCGACGCCAAAGAGCGCCAGATAGTGAGCGGCGTGGTTCATGGCGCGTGGGAAGTCGAGGGCGCTATCTATCCTGAGCCCGTGCCGTGCATCTTTCGCAGAGCTGAGAATGGTGGCCTTTACTCGGTGCATGAATACGAGGATGACAAGATTATCGAGATTGATGCGGCTGGTACTGGGTGCCTACTGATTCATCGAAGCGTTCTTAATCGCTTCCGCAAAGAAGCTGACGAAGTGCATCAACAAGCGAACTGGGGATTCTTTCAAGACATGCCACTAGGCGGCCAATGGGTCGGAGAAGATCTGCTCTTCTGCCTTCGAGCCAAGTCATTCGGCTATAAGATATGGGCTCATACGGGAGTGCAGTTAGCACACGAGCGACGCTTCTGGATGACAAAAGAACATCATGCGGACTTCCGCAGATTCAACCTACCGAGGCACCACTCAACCGAGAAGGAAGTCCAAGATGTCAGTCTTAGCTAAACACATTACAGTCACGACAACGAGTCAAAGGATCGTAGACACCGACAATGTTCGGCGCGATGTCTTGTTGCACG